AAATATTTAGATTTATCTCAAACGAATGAAGAAGAGATTAGAAGTAGTTTGATTCACCTTTTATTAACAAGAAAGGGGACAAGGTATTATTTACCTGATTTTGGTACAAGATTATATGAATATATTTTTGAACCACTTGATGGTCCAACATTTTCAGAAATAGAATCCGAAATTAGAGATTCTGTTGATGAATATTTACCAAATCTTAAAATAACAAGTATTAGTGTCAAAGCAGCATCTGATGGTGAGGAAGATAAAGGTACTTATGTAGATGGGGATGAAAGAGTATTTAGAGTACCAGGAATTTCCGAAAAAGAACATACCGCTAAAGTTAGGATTGATTATGTCGTAACTAATGACGCATTTAACCCAAGTGACTTTGTAATTATTAATATATAAAAAATTATGGCTAATAAAAAAATATCTTATACGACTAGAGATTTTCAATCAATAAGAACTGAATTAATAAACTTCACTAAAACGTATTATCCTGATTTAGTTGATAACTTTAATGATGCGTCGGTATTCTCCGTATTATTAGATTTAAATGCTGCGGTTACCGATAACTTACAATTTAATATTGATAGAAGTATTCAGGAAACAGTGTTACAATACGCTCAACAACCTTCTTCAATATTTAATATTGCTAGAACTTATGGATTGAAGATACCAGGTCAAAGACCTTCGGTTGCTTTAGTTGATTTTTCAATTACAGTTCCTGCGTTTGGTGATAAGGAGGATTTAAGATATTGTGGTATATTGAGACGTGGTTCTCAGGTGAATGGTGCGGGACAAAGTTTTGAAACGGTTTATGATATTGATTTTACATCCCCAACTAATGCTGATGGGTACCCTAACAGAAAAAAAATCCCTAATTTTGATTCTAATAACAAATTACTTAATTACACTATTGTTAAAAGAGAAACAGTTGTTAATGGTCTTACAAAGGTATTCAAAAAAGTTATAACTGCCAATGATGTTAAACCTTTTTATGAAATGTTTTTACCTGATAAAAATGTGTTAGGTATTACTAGTCTTTTATTGAAGGATGGTACACAATATACTAATGTACCGTCGGCACAAGAGTTTTTGGGATTAGAAAATAGATGGTATGAGGTAAGTGCGTTAGCTGAGGATAGAGTTTTCATTGAGGACCCAACAAAAGTATCCGATAAACCAGGTATTAAAGTTGGTAAATATATTGCAACAAGTGATAAGTTTATTTCAGAATTCACACCTGAAGGTTTCTTAAAAATGACATTTGGTGGTGGTAGTCAATCTGCTGACGAACAGTTAAGAGAATTTGCTAGAAATGGGTTTAAATTGGATTTATACAAGTATTCTAATAACTTGGCGTTAGGTAGTACATTAAAAGGTAATTCTACGTTGTTTGTACAGTATAGAGTTGGTGGTGGTACAGGAACTAATGTTGGTGTTAACGTTATTTCTCAAATTGGAACCGTATCATTCTTTGTTAATGGTCCATCACAATCAATTAATACAACTGTGGTTAATTCACTTGGTTGTACTAACGTAACTGCGGCAATTGGTGGGGCTAATTTCCCTACTATGGAAGAAGTTCGAAATTTGGTTTCATTTAACTTTGCGGCACAAAAAAGGGCGGTAACAGTAAACGACTACGATTCAATTATTAGAACAATGCCATCTCAATTTGGGGCACCTGCTAAAGTTGCTATCACTGAAGAAAATAACAAAATCAAAATACAAATATTGGCTTACGATGAATCGGGAACATTGAGTGAGGTTGTTTCTAATACGTTAAAAAGTAATATTGCTAACTATCTATCAAACTATAGGATGATAAACGATTATATCTCAATAGAATCCGCAAATGTGATTGATTTGGGATTAAATATTGATGTTGTATTGGATAGTAGTCAAACACAAGGGGCGGTTATTTCACAAATCATTACTTTAGTTTCAACATACTTTGAACCGTCTAATCGACAAATGGGTCAGAATGTTAATTTATCGGAAATTAGACGACAAATACAAAGTCAGAATGGAGTAATATCATTATCGGATATTAAAGTATTTAATAAAGTTGGTGGTCAATATTCATCGTCTCAAACATCACAAAGATATGTTGATAATGAAACAAAAGAGATTGAGTTGGTTGACGATACTATATTCGCGGAACCAAATCAAACTTACCAAATTAGATATTCTAACAAAGATATTAATGTAAGGGTTAAAAATCTATCAACAGTTAATTTCAGTTGATAATTTATTTTTATTCATAATCATCTATTTTTAAAAATAGTATATAAACTATTTATGTAAAAAGAATATTATGTCAAATTCTTATAGAATAAGAACAACACCTGGAGTAGATAAATCATTAAAAGTAACAATTGACCAAGAATTTGAATATCTTGAGATATTATCATTAAAAATATTACAAGACCAAATCTATACAAGACAATGCTCGGATTATGGGGTAGTTATTGGTAGGGTTAGTGTGAATAATGGTTTAGGGTTACCTAATGCCAGAGTTTCTGTATTTATACCGTTATCCGAACAAGATGCGGATAATCCGATTATTTCCGAGATATACCCTTATAGAGTAATAACGGACCAAAATGAAGATGGGTATAGATATAATTTATTACCTTATGCACCATCATATAATGGACACACTCCGACAGGGACTTTTTTTGATAGAGAAGATGTTATAACTGACCCAACATTAATAGAAGTTTATGACAAATATTATAGATATACTACTGTGACTAATGATAGTGGTGATTTTATGATATTTGGTGTACCTACAGGACCTCAAACATTATTTGTTGATTTGGATTTGTCAGATATTGGTGAATTTTCATTAACACCTAATGATTTAATTTCAATGGGTTTGGCAACATCTTCTATGGTTGATGGTAATAGTTTTAAATCTTCAACTAACTTAAATTCATTACCTCAGATACTATCATTCTCTCGTAATGTTGAAGTTGAACCATTATGGGGTGAACCTGAATTATGTAGTATTGGTATAACAAGGACTGATTTTGATATTTCTGAACAAGCTAATATTCGAATAAATCCTGTTGCGATTTATATGGGTTCTATGATTTCAGACATTGATGAATCATCAATTAGTACTAAATGTAAACCCAAAAGAAAAATGGGTCAACAATGTTCGTTAATTACGGGAACGGGTCAAATTAAAGCTATTCGACAAACAATAAATTTAGATAGTAAAGGTAGACCCTCATTAGAAAATTTCCAATTAGATAATGGTGGTCAAGTTATTGATGAGAATGGTGTTTGGATGGTAAATGTACCAATGAACTTGGATTATGTAACCACAAATGAATTTGGTCAACAAGTTATATCAACCGACCCTAGTATTGGGGTCCCAACTAAAGGTAAGTACAGGTTCAAAGTAAAGTGGAATCAATCACCATCTTTAAGTGCCTCAGTTAAACGAGGGTATTATTTGGTCCCAAACATTAGAGAGTATGGTTGGTCGTCTAGTGGTCCTGTTCCTGGTGGTGCCTCGGATAGGATGCGTTCATATTCGTTTAGTGTAAATTGGGATGATTATGGGGATGATACTACTACTTTTGGTCAACAAATGATAATTGATGCTATTGATTGTAAAGATAAATTTTATGAAATGGTGTATAACAAAGTGTATACAGTTTCAAGTCTAATATCACAATATAGACAAGGTGTTAATAAGAAAAAATTTATTGGTATTAAATTTATTACTGATACAACATGTGAATCTGATAATGTTAAATTTCCGATTAATGATGGTCAACACCAACCTGATTTTCTGTATACATTGTACATGATATTCATGATATTATTTTTCCCCACAATTTTCTCCTTATTAATGGTACTTCACGTTTTAAAACTTATAGCGTGTATTTTATTTCCCATACTTGCGGTTGTTTTATATGTTATTGGTGGAATTATTTACGCTATTGGAGCCATTATTGATAGTATACCTGGTACGGGTAGTAAAGGTCAAGACATAAAAGATTCTGCACAAGGAATATTTGATGCCGCAAAAGCGATGGTTAGTCTATGTACTGAATTTAGAATACATGTATGTTTATTATCTTATCCTGATTGTGAAAACTGTGAAAAAGGTATGCAAGCTTCGACTGATTTAACACCACCACCTAATGCTACTACAAACTCAATAAATGCTAGTCAACAGAGTTTAGGAAGTTCGGGTGTAATTAGTAGATTTTATGATACCTCGGCATATAACTGTGGTTCACAACCTGTAATTTATTCGGAACTTTTAGCGGGTAAGGGTAATAAATCTCAAGGATTACATCAATTGAGTGGTGTAGGTGATAAATACGTTTTTAGTTCAAGTTTAACATTATCAAACAGACTAAACTTATTCAATACTAAAGCAAAATACTTTAATCCAACAGTAACACCTGGAGGTGGTGTAAACCAAATTAAAGTTACTTTTGATGTTAATTTGAATAATTCGGGGACTACTTGGCATTTAGATAATGTGATTTGTGTCCCTGTTGACCCAAATTTTATTGATAGATATGAAGTTGGTGGAATTTACACATTTACTGACCCGACAAAATCAATGGATATTAATTTAACGGGTGCGACAACTAATATATATTCAACGAACTCAATAACAGGGTCGACAATTGGTACACCAACATTAATTGCGAATGTGAATCAATTTACAAGACAAGTTAGTTATGCTAACCCTAATAATGGTGGTACAATTTCACCACCTAATTCATTATATACGTTTACCGCATTTACTGAAGATGTTACATATTCGAACTATCCGATGGATATTGAATATTTCCAAGTGATTAAGGTTCAAACAATTAACGATTTCTTAACTTTATCATCAACGGCTTTACCAAATTCATTACCTTTTCGTTTTATTAATAATTATGCTTACTCGATTTATATTAATAGTGATTTTTTAAATTGTAGTGATAACTTTAATTTTTCACCTGTTAGTTGTTTTAAATCTTTTAGTGGTCAAAGTTTGGTTTTTATGGTTAGAGGGGTTGACCCAAACACTAGTAAAAGAAAATGTAGTTATGATTTAAGTAAGTTATATGGTCATTCATCGTTTGGTAATTCTAACTCAATTGTTGTTGGAGATTTTAACTTAAATATTCCAATACAAGGTAAATTACGTAATGTTAAACATAATTCACCAGCAATAATCGCTAATAGTTCTACGGTAGATACCTATTCTAATCAGACATTGTTTTATGATTCTTATCAATATTTACCAGGTAATCAATTTAGTGCGTTTACAACAACAATGACTAAATATTACTCAAGTTTAGATGAAACACACCAATCATTAACACCTCCACTATCGACAACTATACCATCTGCAGGAGGTATTGCGGTTAGTTTGAATAATGACATGGCTAAGGAATGGAATATTCAATTGGGTCCGTCTAGTTGTTATTATTATTCTCCTAGTACTAATTCACAAACAACTGGTAATAATAGAGGTTATTTCCCTAATGAACAAGTTGAAGGTGGTTCAGTTTTATCATTACAAGTGGTATTTAATTATCCACCATCTCCAGTAGCAACAAATCCTTATGATACTAGTAGTTTATATTCTAAAATTTACGGAACTTTAACTATGGTGTTTAATTTGGGGTCGAGTGGTCGTCAAATTATTATGAGGTCGGATAGATTACCTTCATCAACCTCGGAATTAAATAATTCAGGAAATAATTGTGTTTTGATGGAAAACGGTAACTTAATGATTTATAGCCCAAATGGAGGTGGTGAGACAACTACATTTGATTTATCACAAGTTAGTTTTGATTCTAATTTTGATGATGTTACAGAAGATTTAGGTGGTAGTGATGTATTGGCTAGTCTTCAATGTGATGGGATGGTTCCGTTAGGTTGTTATGTTGGTGATAATCCTGACGGTCAAGTGACCATAAAAGAGTCTGATAGTGCCTGTTTTACCTCATTAATTGGAAAAAAACCGATTATGGAAGGGGGTTGTTATGTTTTCGTAAGAATACCAATTTTAAGTATGTTTGAGGATTTCTTTTATTTAGCTGAATGGTATAAACGACAAACAATTATGTATGGGGTTTGTCGTGAAATCTTTTCATTCATGTTTACCAATAATTGGATTAATGGTACTTTATACGCATTCCCATTCAAAAATACAACATTTTTTGATGATGAAAATCAACCGTTTTCTAAATATTGTGTTGATACTATGGTTTTTGATAGTACTAATGGGAATTATTATTATAGAAGCGCACCATATTCATATAGTAATGAATTTGTTGGTCAAGATTCGGGAAATAATAATGGTAACAAACGTAATTTAATGTTTCCAACAACTATGATGGATTTAGGACCAAAACAAAAATTTTTAGAGGAGGTTTCATTATCGAATAAATATAAAGGGTACGTTATGGATAAACTTGGCCCTACATCATATAATGGTATTGAAGATATACTTAGTTTATTTATTACGTTGAGAATTGCTAATAGTACTAATATAGGTGGTATAAACTCGTTTTTTAGTCGACCTAAACAAGGTATTGATGGTGATTTAGCTCAAATGTTGTCAATTAATTCTGAAATGGGTATAGTTCCTTTTGAACCTGGTTATTATAGTGGAAACTCGATTTTTTCTTTTACTAAATTTGGTAAAGGGAGTGTTTTTGGTGTTTTTTATAATTCTGATACACAGGCGAGAGATT